AAACTATTCTCTCCTGTCCATTTAAAATCACTGGCAGAACTAATTCTGTCAGTAATAGTATCTTGTTGTACTTTACTTTTTAATATCGTCATTTTTACCTCTCCTATTGTTGTTGTTTATTAAATTACCAATATGTATAATTGGCAATACCATTTCCTACTATTATTATAACAATAGCAAATATTGTTAGTTTTATATTAGACATGTTTATCCTCCTATTATTAATTGTGCATTTATTTCTTGTAATAGTCTTTTTTGCTTTTCAATAGAATCATAGTAATCCCTAATTGAATCAACAAATATTCTATTAGTTTCTAATATTATATTCATATTTTCTTGATTAAATGATAACCAAATATAAGCAGATAAAAACATTACTATCAAAATCAATTTAGATATTTTATTTTTCATTAATATACCTGCCCTCTTCATTTATAGAAGTTTGCAATCTTGATATCCTATTCCATAATTGATCCCAGAAATTTTCATAATATCTATGTTCATCATAAAAATCACTTTTATAGTATTTTAATTGTTTATTAAGTTCAACTGGTTTAACACCCATACCAGGAACAGTTAGTCCAAATTCTCTTTTTGGATTATTTAGATCTGTAATTGTATATATTGTATCTAAATAATATTCATAACTGATCCATGATCTTCTACCATTTTTTAAATCAATTAGTTTTACTAAGTAATTACCACTTTTTAAATTAACTAATTCATTATTTATATTATCAATTAATTTATCTTTTTCAAATATAGGTGGTACAGGTGGTAGTTGATTTTTCTTATCAATCATCTTTTTTATATTTGGCTTAAACATACTTTCTCCTGTTTTAGGTTATACGTTTTATTATCATCATATTGCTCTTTTGCCAACTTACCCAACTCACTTAAATCATATAAAGATCTTTTAGGATTATCTTTTAAAGATTCCCTAACTACAGTATCCGCATATTCTTCTTTAGTTGGTTTCTTTTTCTTCTTCTCTTTTGGTTGATCTGCACCTTCAGGTTTTCTCTCTTTAGGTAATGGGTGTTTGTACTCCGTACCCTTTATACCTCCGTGTTTCATAGCCTGATATTCATTTCTTGTAGTCATTTTTTATCCTTCCTATTATTATTATTATATTAAACACTTCATAACCATTTTAATCTTAGATTCAAATAAAGGTTTTGTAATTTCTAACGAAAGTTTTTTACCTTCCGTTAATTTATTTAAAACATCATTAATTTGATCGGTTGAGTAAGTGTTTAATAACTTAGTTGTTATTTTATCTAAAGATTTAACGCTCTTTAAATGTACTTCTTTTAGTTCTGGACTTAATTGTTCAAAACTACTCATTCCCTCTCTCCTTTTTTGCATCAAAATAATAAATGAAACCTTTCCAATCAAGGCCAACATTTATAAGTGATTTTTTTATTTTCTTACCACATTCAGAACCAACAAAATAAGAACCCATATCTGAGCCACTTAAATTGTTTTCTAAATGGTTGTGGTCTTTTTTGTGAACTAACATAAGCGGATTCGTATAACCTCTAGTTATATAACCTCTACCTGTTCTTGTATTCATACCTTTATTACAAATACAACATTGTTCATCAAATTTATCGCTAGATGCATTTTGGAAAGCAGTTTCATTCATCTCCCACATTTTATGCCCACCATAATCAACATTAGCATTAAAATACTCAATATGTCCATCAAAACATAATGTATTTTCTTTATCCATTGTTAACCTCCTTTTCAAGTTTAATTAAATTAAACCAAACATCAGCTTTAGCTATATCTTCTTTATAACCCTTAATGTCTGATTCAATTTTTTCTTTAGCAACTAAATAAGCACCTGATGATAATTTTTTATAATTAAATTCAGGTTCTGCATAAAGATTAATCATTGAATTAATATAAGATAATGCTTTTGTAGCCTGCCAGTGAAACCACATAGCAGTTTTTCTATTTTCTATTTCACCTTTCATATTTTCCTTATATTCAGATGATAGAATAATATTACCAACTTTTATTGATTGAAATGTTGGATACTTTTCAAGCATTTGTTTATATTCTTGATCAACATTAACATCATATCCAGATGGTAATTTATAATCCTTAGGTTGCATTTTATATGTATTTGTCATTGTTAGTTTCCTCTCTATTGTTGTTAATTATGATTTATAATTCCAAGCTTTATCAAAAAGGTTTTTAGCACCTTTCCAACTTTTGAAACCATATTCTTTAGCAAAATCCATACTTGAACTAAATATGAATCTTGTTCCTTTTGGTGTTGAATTTATTATTTTAGCAATATCTTCAACTTTTTTAGCAGATTTAATTTTTCCACCTTCAAAACTAAATTCTAATCCACCATTTTCTGCATGTACTATTATCATTTTATTATCCTCTCCCTATTAAATTGTTCATATTTTTTAATTGATGAGTAACATTTGCTAATTGAGAATCATATTGTTCAATATTTTCCCAAGCATAATCTAATTTCATCATTCCTTCATCATAGATTATATATTTTACTCTACCCATTACTTTGTTCCAGGTATTATACTTTTTAAAGAACTCTCTTACATTGTTTTTATCAACCTTACCTGTATCAAAATCAAATGAATTTGAGTGCCACATTAGAATTGCAGTTGCAATTTGATCAACTGTTAAACCACCTACTGGTCTAATTACTACATATTCTAAATATTGTCCGTTTTGTGCTTTTTTAGTAGCCATGTTATTATCCTCTCCTATTGTTAGTTATTTATAAAAGTTTCTTAATGTTAAAGTATTATCAATTTCACTTATTTTATGAATTAAAGAATCAACCATTAAACCACAACTTAATTTTTTTGCTTTTTTAAGTTGTTTAGTAAAATCCTTACGAAATTCAATTAAAGTTATATTTGAATAATCACTATATTGTTTTTTCTTTTTTCTTTTATTTTTATTTTTGCTACTTTTATAACTAATATTCATTCCTGCTAATCTATTAACAGGTGTTAAGTAGTAAACTGTCATTTTATTATCCTCTCTGTTGTTATTTATATTAAATTACTATTATATAAATTAATTTTTTCTTTAGCATATAACATAGCAACTTTTTTAAGTGCCGGTATAATACTTACTATTTTAATACATATTTTTTTAGTAAGTTCTAAATAATCATCAGATTTCATATTTTTAGCTAATTGATCATAATTTGTATAATCATGTCTAATAATATCAAATTTTTGATAATCAGAAATTGTAGTTAATCTATATATTCTTTTAGCTTGTTCTTTTTCAATTTTTATCATTTTATTATCCTCTCTTTGTTCACAGCTTAAGGCCCCAATGGCCTGTTAAGACCATCGGGGCATTATTTAATTTATGCTTTTGTTGTTAATTAAAAATTTATCTATTTAAAGTATTTTTATGTTTTTCAATTTCATTTTTTAATTCTTTAATTAAATTATGATTTTTAATTACCTTATTATTTTCAACTTTTAAATTATGCTTCATAGCATTAATTCTATTTTTTAAATGTTGATCAATATTAATCATATTATTTCCTCTCTATTTGTTGGTTATTATTTAATATAATAATAATTATTAATTAAATATTAAACCAATTATAACCGTCTTTAAAAGATTGGTAATGAACCTCAAATATAAATATTTATAATTGGTTAAAAATTTAATTAAATTGTAAATGTTTAGCAATAATTGGCGTGGTTTTTTGACCGTTTCTGAGATTGAATTATTAAACCCTATAATATAGACCCGCAAAAGAGCCATATTTCTTTATAGAAGTAATATCCGTTTCCAATTACCCTAGTACCTTTTAATACCTCCCGTTCCGAAGATAAAACCATTGCCACCTGGTAGGCCGATAAGAGGGAGACCCCTTTATCTGTTGTTTCTATTAATGAAGAAACCCCGTAACCCAATAGTTAAATAAAACTAATTAATTAACTATCCATACTTATACAACACCATACTAATAAAGAAAGCTTTATTCCATTATTTATAGCAATTAGTTTCCTTGGTATATAAGGATTCGCGCCAGGGGAAGGGGAACGAAAGCTGAACACCTAATAATACCAATAGAAAAATGGAGGAATTTGGTTTTTTTCGTAGATTGATTTGAATTTTGGTCCTTCTGTAAGAGTATGATTGGAGATATCCTTATAATAGGAATTAAAGGAATTTGGTTTTTTTCGTAGATTGATC